TAGCCAAAGAGACTGAGGGTCAAATTAGAAGCAAGATGAACACTATACCAATTCCCAATGGTGACCTTACTTTGAATGGCTCTGAGTTGATCGCAGATTCTCGAACAGAACAGGAAAGACTGCGTACTGAACTGAAGGCGATGTTGGACGAGCTCACATACGACAAGCTGGCTGCTCGTCAAGCAGAGCTAGCCGCGGCGACACAGCTTGTGACGAAGGAAGTTCCATTGGCGATCTATGTCGGATAAAACGAAGCTACGCGTGAAATTCATGGTGATGGTCGCAATCAGAGCTATCATGAATTTTTGATGTGATCAATGGCACGAAAATTCATTACAGGTCGTGAGCTTGCATTCATCGATAAGATCAATCAAGAATTGATCCAATGGGTGACGGGTCAAGAGATCTTGTATTATGCGATCATGCGAGATGAGACTCAGATCGATGAGCTTTATAACGAGGCCATCCAAAAGACATGGAGTGCACCTGTTCGAATGAACGCGCGCGTTCTATATGGTAATGAGAGCACGATATCAAGCAATCTTGGGCAGGACTCGCAGTATACTCTTGAAGTCTATTTTCATACCAAGGAACTTCGTGATAGGAATGTTCTACCTAGAGAAGGTGACGTGTTGGAGTTTGGCCAGATCTTCTTTGAGATCTCGTCAGTGACACAGCCACAACCTGTCTTTGGACAGATTCAGGACAAGTTAATGACAAAGTGTAACTGTGTGATCTCCCGTGAAGGTAATTTCAAAGCTGGAGGATCGACTGACGAATCGATCGATAATTCACATCCAATCGAGAATTCACAACATGAAAACAAGTAAGAAGGAGTTTGTAATGAAGATTCTATGTTTTGTCTTGGCGACGATGGTTGGTTGTGCTGTCAATCCAGCTGGTAGACTTTCGATCGATTCTGATGCACTCGCTGCTCAAGAATTTATGGTCTCTACGGTTTTGATAGAGACGAAAGTAACATATGATGTATTACGTCAGGATCCAGAGACGAAAGACTGGTCGATTGTTTCGAGGGGGGAGACTGCGGGAAGCAGAGGGACGGGCTTTGTCATAAAAGTGAATGACAAGAACAATACAAGTATTGTCATGACAGCCAATCATGTCGGTGGAACCCCCGTCGTCGGAGACATTGACAAAGCGGCTGTGGAAGGAGAGAACATCATAGCGATCGTGACGAACGTCAATCACACTGTAAAAGGTGTCGGCGGTGAGAAATGTAATGCGCGCTCGATTTTGAGTGGTGACAAGTCGACGAAAGACGTTGCTCTGATGAAGGTTGATTGTGTCATTGGTGAGCCTGTGAAATTTGCAAAAAACATGCCTCCGATCGGCGCCATCGTGGCCACATCGGGCGCTCCTAATGGCATAAAGCCAATCCTCGGCTTCTATGTCCTTGACGGTAGGTTTATTGGATACTCAAGTGATGGCTATATTCTTCTTACTATTCCCGTTATAGGCGGGGCATCTGGTTCTGCCGTATTTTATCACGGTATGGTAGTTTGCATGATCGTTCGAGTTGTTAGTGATTTCAATCATCAAAGCTCCGCTATCGATCTTCCTACACTTCTTGACTTCATGAGCAGAATGCCGAAGGACAGTTAAACGATGGCGGATCTAGTTCCATTCATGTTTTTTGATAGTTCAGGTAACCCACTTACTGGGATTGTTCCCGTATTTATCAAATATGTCACCGACGCCGGAGTGACGCAGACGGAACCATCCATAGTGGAGATTGGATTCGGTCAATATGGATTTGAGGCTCCGTCCACAGATTTTCAGACAGGTATCGCATTCGTGGTTGACGGATTGACGTCCGCAGTTCCGCGATACATGTCGGGAGTCATATACAATGACGCTACACCGTTTGCTGCTGTTCTTTTAACCAATCCAGATGGAACGCTGTACACTGGTGTTGGAGTGCCAACGTTCGCGTCATACAAAGATTCAACGGGAGCAAATAGAACACCTCCAACGATCTCTGTAATTGCTGGTAATTATTTGTTTGCATTTGCGCCATCAGCAGCAGATCTTCTTATTGATGTTGGTTGGACATTGAATGAACCAAGCGATGGCAGCTTGAATATAACGTCCGGAGGTTTCTCGGGTGTCGATGGTGGATCAACAATCACCCCCGGTCCAATAACCATTCTATCACAGCCAGGGATCGTGTCTCATCCAGGCACGACAAAACTGCCCAAGAAAAAACCGATTTTCGGCACTCCTCCCGAAAGCATGATGAGGGTAATTACAATCGATGTTATCGATCGAGCAATCAGAGACTGGTTTGATCTGACGGCAGCGCCGCATGTCATGTCACCCAAAAATGAAAGGAAGAAAGTTCCTGTAGTGATGAGTTCGGGAGAACGATGGATAACCTCGAGAGGTCTGGCGGGCATTCGGGATAAGAACGGCGTGCTTATATTGCCTGTGATATCAGTACGTAGGACAGGAGTCGAGCAGACCAACGATCAATCTGCTCTAGGAACAGAAACAGAGAATATTCAGATTTCTAAACAGATTGCCGGTCCAAAGACGAACAATCTTCAGAACATATACCCGTTACGTCAGCCAGTGTACAGAGGTCCGGAGAATCCCATTGTATATGAAGTCACAACGATTCCATGGCCTCATCGTATCCAAGCGTACTATGAGCTCATGGTACAGACTCAATATACAAGCCAGATGAATATGATTCTTGAGAAGATTTTCAACTCGACCGATATTCTTAACTCATTCGTCGCTCCATTTGATAACAAAAACAGACATTCTCCATTAGGTGATAAGTTCGCAGAACGAGATGGTCTTGATGGATATTGCGTCGGATACATGGAAAACACATATGATGATCGCGGAAACTTTGAGGAGTTCACAGATCAGGAACGCATCATCAAATATTCAACAAGTTTCAGGGTTCCTGCCGTTTTACAGCTCGACCCTGAAGGTGAGAAACCAGCATTGAGAGTAGAGAGGACATCCTTTCATTTGAATCTTGGACCCGAACAAGTGACATACGTCGAGACAGAAGAAGAGATGGATGCTATCTTTAATAAGAAGCGCTGATTCCAAATTTTCTGAGCATTTGGTCTTTTCCACATTTCAGGTTCTAGTTACATACGTGAAGTGGGAACCGTTAATTAGCCCACACGCGTCTTTTCTCTAGGAGAGAATTAGCCAATGGCCCAAAAGTTCTTGTCACCCGGAGTTTTTACCACAGAAATAGATCTTAGTTTCCTCGCGGCTGGAGTCGCAGGAATCGGAGCCGTTATCATCGGGAGGACCCCGAAGGGGCCGGCGTTCGTTCCGACCATCGTCAATGGTCTTCCTGATTTCAATAACATCTTCGGTGGCCCGAAGGGAGTTGAACCGAATCATCAGATGACCTATGCCGCAAAGAACTACCTGAAAAACGGTGGAACTTTGACGGTCGTTCGAACACTTGGTCATGTTGACGGCTCAAACATCACGAATGGATACACTGTTGGTAGCATCACTGCCATCACAGACTTGGCAGCTTCTGGATCTGTCATGGCCGTTCTGCATCACTCTGGTACAGTGTCTAATTTGTCTGTCGTCGGTGTTCCGGTCGATGCGAATAACTTCGTCGTTCGTATTGGTGCGACATTTGCTGCAACGGCATCTTTCCTTACAAGCTCTGCCAATTACATCGAGAAGGTTCTAAACACTGACCCGACCAAGTATTCCTCTGTTGGACACTACGTCTACCGAGCATTGAGCTATGCCAAACCAGCTGCGTCGGCATCATGGTCGACTGCCCAGATCTCTGGTGCGCTCAGTGCTTTCACTCGAGACTTTGAGGGTGGTGTTACTCCTTGGATCAAGTCGCAGGCCGTTGGTGGCATCGATTTCAACCTGTTTCGTTTCAATACTAAGGCTCACGGTCAAGCCACGAACAACGAACTCAAGGTGACCATCAGTAATATCAAGCCGTCTCCTTCTCCTCTTGCAACGCCATATGGAACGTTTGACATTTATGTTCGTCAGTTCTCTGACAGTGATCAACGTCAAGTGATCGTCGACAGCTTCGTCGGATGCAGTATGGATCCAAACTCACTGAGCTATATCGCTCGTAAGATTGGTAATAGCGTTGAACTGTTCGATACGACTCAGCGTAAGTTCATTGCGACTGGTGATTTCCCCTCAAAGAGCAAGCACATCTATGTTGAGATGAGCACCGAAGCTCAGGCTCCGACAGATGCTCTTCCGTGGGGTCACCGTGGCCTTGCAAAGGAAACGTTTGTCTCGGCTTCATCTCTGCCGTCCGTTCCTTATACGATCAACCAAATTGATAGGAATGGTAATCAGGATGCAAACATTCACTGGGGAATCTCATTCGTCTCTGGTGGCATCGACGATCGCATGCGCGCATTTCCGAATAACATCTCGACATTGACAGCGTCCGACGCAGACTTCTCGATGACGTTCCTCACGTCGAGCTATACTGCTGGTAAGCGCACTTGGCAGTATGATCCTAGCCTCGCAGCAGCAAATCAGCTTTCTCCGATTTATGCGTCTGCATCGCTCTATAAGTTCTCTGTTCCATTCCTCGGCGGGTTCGACGGTTTGGATCTTCGTGTCGACAATCCGTTCTATCTCACGAACGTTGCTGATGAGACAGACGTTGGAGTTGTCAGTCTCAAGCGTGGTATCGATACCGTCTCAAATCCAGACGCGTTCGATTTCAACATTGCGGCTCTTCCTTCTATCCACAATCTGAAGGTTACCGACTATGCTCGCGCCATGGTTAATAGTCGTATGGACGCGATGTTCGTCATGGACGTAACTGGATCATCGGTAGCAGAGGTCGTTGGCAATCTGAAGAATAGAGAGCTCGATGACAATTACACCGCGTGCTACTATCCTGACTTGAAGCTGGATGACAAGACCAACGCTCGTGTTTTGAGAGTTGCTCCGTCTGTTGCCATTCTCGGAGCGATTGCCTACTCTGATCGCGTCGGTCAGGTGTTCTTCGCTCCAGCTGGTATGAATCGTGGTGGACTCTCGGCTTTCGACATCGTCGATGTCCAAGATCGTCTCACGTTCCAGGATCGAAATGATCTATATGACAATAGGATCAACCCGATCGCCACCTTCCCCGCAGAGGGTATTGTGGTCTTTGGGCAGAAGACTTTGCAAGTTAAGGCTTCAGCGCTCGATCGAATCAATGTTCGCCGACTTCTAATCTTTGCAAAGAAGACGATTGCGGGCGCGGCTAAGCTTCTGCTCTTCGAGCCGAACAACCCACAGACCTATCAGCGCTTCACGAACACGGTCAATCCAATCCTTGAAAAGATTCGTCAGGATCAGGGTATCGATCGTTTCCGTGTCGTAATGGATGCAACCACGAACACTCCGGATCTCGTCGATCGCAACATCATGACAGGAAAGATTTTCCTGCAGCCGACGAAGAGCGCAGAGTTCATCGACCTCTCATTTATCATCACCAACGCAGGCGTAAGCTTCGGGGAGTAATGATAGATGGCAAGTCTCGGTGATGCTGTCGTTCTGTTTCCTGTCTCTGGAACACTTCAAGCTGCATACATGCGGGTCGCGCATCAAGCTCTTAGCTCAAGCTTTAGCAGAATTGCACATGCTGGTGGAAACCCTGTTAGTGTTCAAATACTTGCATCCAACAATAGTAGACAAGGTCTTGTTCTTCATAACAGCGGTACCCAAGCATTCCTGCTTGGTTACGGTACCGCTGTAACGAGCTCATCGTTCTCTGAGAAAGTGTTGGCATTTAACACATTGACAGTGAAAGACCCAGTCTATACTGGCGCGCTATTTGGAATGTGGGATGCCTCTGGAACATTCAGCGGGTCGATTGCAAATATCACCGAGTTGACGAGTTAAGGAATAGCTTTCAAATTGATCTCGGAGGTCCCTCAAGGGCCTCCGTTTTCATTTCATGAGCTTGGTGGTTGGCCTTTAGGTCCTGATTCCAGATGGACTTTCGGTGACCTCGAGCGTGAAATGAAGAATTAGTTCCGAAAATGGATCCCAACGAGTACTTAATCCTGAACGAGCCCAAGAGCGGGTTCGCAGGGAGAACTACGATGGCCACAGAGACACTTCAGATTCGGGACCTTCTCGCAAACAATTATGAACCAAAACGAAAATTTCGATGGATAATCCAGATCGACGGAATCGACGCGTTCGTCCTAAAGACAGGTGCTCGACCGCAGGTGACCGCAGAAGAAACGGTCATCGATTACATTAACGTGAAGAGATATGTATCCGGGAAGCTCGCATGGAATCCAATCCAGATGACCATGCATGACCCGATCGCTCCCTCTGCGGCTCTAAAGATCATGGAATGGCTACGTCTGAATTATGAGCCTCTCACTGGTCGAATGGGATATGCATCGTTCTACAAGAAGGATATCACTCTCAAGATGCTCGATCCACAAGGAACCGTTGTTGAGCTCTGGGATGTGACTGGCGCGTGGCCACAGGACGTTAACTTCGGCGATCTCGACTACGCCTCATCCGACAACGTCGAGATTCAGTTCACCTTGCGCTTCGACAACGCTACTCTACAGTTCTAAAAAGCGGTGTAGGCGATGGCCACCTTCGTCAACCTCGCGACCGCAGCAACGACCGCCGATGCGATCTACCTCGCCGTCCATGCGGCGATGCTGGCGGAAGGGTGGGTTGTCCACGATGCGGTCACCAACTCCGTCAACCTCCGCAACGTCGTCTACCGAGGCGGGGAGCGGACTGTCGGTGCTGGCGACTGGTGCTACCTCCAGATTCGCACTGCGGCTGATGGGAACTATGGAGCCAACGCCGTCCCAATGCAGTTGACGGTGTGGGGCGACTGGGACGCCACCACACACGTCGGGATGAACAACGGCGGAGGAGTCGGTTCGTTCACGACCAACGCCACGACTGATCCCAGCATCCCCTGTATGCGCTCTGATGCCGCGTCTACCCTCGCAATCGCGCGAGTGAATGGGTACGCGGTCGTCGTGATGGCGTACAGCCCGGTGCGGGGAGATGAGCGTTGGATGTACGGCGGGCTCCTTCAGCGCAACCTCCCCGCCGCGCTGGGCGGCATCACCAAGCTCTCAGCGGGAGTGGCGGCAGGAGCAGACGTGCTGCCGATCTCGCTCCCGATCGCCCCGTACCGTGGGCAGAAGTTCCAAATCCTCAACCGAGGGCACAACAGCGCGAGCGCGAACGCGAGCCACGTCGAGCAGTTTGTGCCCGCCGACTACGACGCCACCAACGTCTATCTGAAGGGCGGACACATCATTGATCCGACGACGACCCGGTTCCTGTGGATGCTGGACGAAGCAGGCGGCACCAACACGGTGATCGACTCCGTTGCTGGCGTGTACCCGCTCGCGACGGCAACCGGAACTCCGACCGTCGAGGCGGGGAAGATTTCGAGGCTGGGCGTCCTCGGCAACGGCCGGCACTTCAACAAGTCGCAGATGAGCGGGCCAGCGGACGCCGCAACGGTGCTCCGCGTGAGGGATGCGTTCGACCCGGCCGTCACCTCGGCGCGGCAGTTCACGATGGGGTTTTGGATCAAGACCAACGACTTTTCGGGGTTTGGCAACGCCGGGATTCGCGGCATCCTTACGCTCTGCGATGGCAGTGACGTGACCGACTCTCCGTTCTGGGTCAGCTTCGACGTGAACAAGGCGCTCAACATCGGCAACTCCACGGTTGGAACCTTCGGCTACGCGGGCTTCTTCACCGGCTACGAGAATGTCTGGGTGAAGGTCACGCTCACCGTTCAGCAGGGCAGCATCTACGTCTACCGGAACGACGTGTACCAAGGCACGCACGCCTTCCCCACGCGACCTGTCGATCTCACCACTCCGACGTGGTGGCTGGGCAAGGGCCAACTCGCTGGCGCACTTCAGGTGAACGAGCCCGACATGGCGCTCGATGAGGTGTGGTTCGAGAACCGGGTGTGGCTGGTCGAGGATCTCGGCGAAGAGTACAACCGCGCCATCGCGGTGACGACGCTGGCCTATGACGCCGACGCCATCATGGGGGAGAACGTCTACCCAGCCGTCGCCATCACCCGCACGAACACGGGAACGCCCGGCTGGACGTGCTTTGGCGCAAGCGGGAACCGGACGGCGGCTCAAGGCCGCTACCTCGTCGGCATGAACGGCGGGAGCACCTACCAAGACCTCGCCGGAAACTGGATCGCCGGTCCCGGCACCTCGGGCGAACTCCGCAACTACTTCAACACCGACGCGCAGACCAGCGTGCTTACTGGGCGCAAGCCTGTCGGTCGGTACGGTGTCAACTACGACGAGGGCGGAAACTTCGGAAACTTCATCGGCTACCTGCACCACATGCCGCTGGCGGTGAACCAAACGTTCTCGAATTTCACGCGCTGGGACATCATGACGGACATCGCCACAGGGAACAAATACTGGGCGGTCAACGGCTCGGTCAACGGGGCCTACTCCG